GGGGTTGATCGTCGCGTTGCCGAAGATCCGCGAGCGTCTGGCCGCTGATCCAAAGGCCTCGGCCGCCGCTGGAACCTTGCAGACTGTCGGCGAGCTGCTCGACTGGTTCACCGCCCGCCAGGCCGTGGACCGGAGCCTGTCAGCCAAACGCCGTTCTACCAATACCTCGATCATCTCGTGCCATCTGAAGCCACGGCTTGGCACCCTGGTGGTGGAGGATGTTGACAGGTCCACGCTCGATAAGCTGGTCATGTGGCCGATGCAGGCTGAAATGTCGCTGTCCTACGTGCGGCTGATGTGGGGCGTGCTGGTCGTCGCCTTCCGCCAAGCCGAGAAGCTGCGCCTGATCACCGCCAACCCCATCGCCGGGTTCAAGTTCACCGACTTCACCAAGGCCCGCATCCAGCCTAAGCCTTCTCGCTTGCGTGCGGTGCAGCTTGAGGAAGTCATAGGCCAACTGGCCGAGGGGTTCGATCAGCACCCGCAGGACTGCATGCTGGCCTTGATGATGCTGTGCCATGGCACCCGCGCCGGCGAGACCCGGCAGGCCCAATGGTCGCATCTGACCCTGGCAGAGCAGGGCGAGTGGTTCATTCCCACCGAGAACACCAAGACCCGCTGCGAGCATCACCTGCCGCTCACCCATCAGGTGTGCGCTTTGCTGGAGCGGTACCGGGACTGGCAGTCGGCCAAGGGCTACAAGGGCACCTATCTGTTCCCGGCTCGCACCCGTGGACCGATGAGCGATAGCCAGGCCTGCGCCGTGTTCACCCGACTGGGTAAGGGCGAGTGGACCAGTCACGACCTGCGTAAGGTGGCCCGCACCGGCTGGACTGACCTGGGCGTCGACTTCCTCATTGGCGAGATGCTGGTTAACCACACGATGACTCGCAACGTGCAGACCTACATCCATACCTCGGCGGAACTGCTCAAGCGCGAGGCATTGAACAAGTGGCATGACTGGTTAGACGGGAAGGGTTTCAACCTCATTCACCGCTCGACCATGACTAGAAACGGAAATTCGCACAATGACGCCGAGGCCTTGAATGGCGCGGCCTCTAGCCAAATCCAGAAACCATAAAAGGCGAGGTTTAAAAATGATGAAAAAGCAGCATGGCCCCATCTTCCGTCGCCAGTTGAAGTTCATCGTTGAGTGCAATGTGTGCTGTGGATCTGGCGTTTACCAAGGCGTGTTTCACCAAATGGATTGTCAGCACTGCCTGGGCTCTGGCTGGGTTTGCGGTCACACCCTTCAGACGTTGCAACTCAGTGATGTGGTTACGGTGCTTAACGCTCGCCTGAAAGAAGCGCTCGCCACCATAGCCACGGCCCGGCAGGGGCTCGGCGGGCCACAAAAACAGTACGAAGAGAACAACCGCCGCGGTGCCGGCGGCACCAACTTCACGGGGGATTGAAGCGTGCCCGGAACAATGAAGCGCGTAACACGCATTGGCGAAGAGCTAAAGGTCATTACTACTGCATACCAGGCAGTGATTAGAGAATGGAAGGGGGGAGCATGAGGATCAATTCCGCACGGCACGCCTGGCATGACTGCGCTTACAATCCGGCCCCCGGCCAGACCTCTGATACGGCTGCGCTTGGCGTGGTAGTGCAGAAGACTGAGCGCGGCCCAACAGCCAATCCGGCAATCCACGGTGCCCTGGCTGGCCACATCCAATCGGCGATAGCGCGCCTGCACTACCAGTTACGCGCCTTCGGCAATGCAATGTACGCGGCCGAGCCAACCGACGATGACCGCGAAGAAGCGGAAGATGCGGTGTTCCGCGTGGCCTGCTCAAGAGTAGGGCGAATGACGGCCAGCAAGAGGGAGCGAGCCGAGTTTGTCGCCAAAGGCGTGTTTCGTCGATACCGCTACATGCACCAGGGCGGGCAGTTTTCCAGCCCTGACCCCCTTATCAATCCCGAGTTTTTTCGAGCGTGGCTGAAAGGAGAGTACGACGTCGAGCTGCCATCCGCGGCATGGGGTCGTGATTGGGAGCCATTTGTTCAGCTATGCTTCGATGCATGTGACGACCTCGATGTGAAAGCGCTGGGCCCGATTGGCGAGGTAATTTACAAGATGAAACGGGCCGCTTGACTTCCCGCACGGCTGAGCGCATTATTTTCCCATGTTTAGAGTTTTGCCTTTGGCAAATTGGCTCATGAATATAAAGAAAACCCGGCCCCGCCGGGTTTTTTGCGTCCTTAATTCTAGATGTTTTTTGCTACTTAGGGCTTAAGGTTGCTTTCGTAGTTCGGTTGCCGAGGCTCTTTGCTTTGGCGTCAGTTTGTTGCCAGCTCTCGCGACAACTCGGGGTGCTTGGCGATTAGGCGTAGCAGGCACAACACGCCCCCTGGCGGCGTGAAGCGGCCTTGCTCCCAGTCTCGTAGTGTCGCCACGGGCGTGGCGATACGCTCGGCGAAAACTGCTTGTGTCAGTCCAGACCTTTCTCGCGCTTGGCGCACTAGAATTTGTTCGGGCGTGGTAATACGACCAATACCCGCCTTGGCTTCCTTAAGTGCCTGACGCAAGCCGGGCAGCGCTTCACCAGCATCTGCTTCAATGGCCTTGGTAACGGTTTCAATGTCGATGTTACGCATATCACACCACCTTGCTGATTTCAGCGGGGTTCATGTTGGTTTTCTCTGCTTTGGCGTAGATCGTAACAAGCAGAACGATTTCTTCTTCGGTTAAGTTGAAGTAAATCACCCGCGCCCCGCCGGATTTTCCTGAGCTTGCACGACTCCAGCGCACCTTACGAGCTCCTTCTGCGCCTGGTATGACATCGCCCGCAAGTGGGTTGGCTGAAATCCAGTCAATGAACGCAACGCGCTCGACTTCGGACCACAGCTTGCTAGCTTGTTTTTGAAACGTTGGTGTTTCGATTACTGTGCGCATGAGCTAAATATACGGGAATCCCGCATTCCGTGCAATGTCATGAAGTTGATATATCCCTCTGCGCGGGATTTGGGTTTCGGAAAATCCTGCCAACAGAATTCCCCGAATGCTCTCTATCCTCTGCTTTTGCTATTACCGCCTATTGATTGTTGAATTCTCTCTAATTGAGTGATTTTGATGTGTTCTGGCGCGTCGATGCGCATAAGCACAGAGCCGTTCCTGACGTCCAGTACTTTGATTTTAATGTTGTCGTTGATGCGCAGGCTTTCATTGAGTCTTCTGGTGACGACTAGCAAAGGTTTTTCCCTTTTCAGGCTTTGGTTTATGTCCAAGTGATTGGACTCATAAGCCGAGTGCAAGGGGAGGAGGAACGTTCTGCCCTTTCTTCAGATATATCCCGCATAAACGTATACCCGGTCACGCCGGGCCTTTTCCACACTCCCGCCTGGGAGAAATCGAGATATTCAAATGCCAGACAAGCCGATCACCTGGGCGGCTGCGCTTGCCTGGCTGAGCCAGCACGCAGCTGTGTTTTATGCACCCTTACTTTCACTGGTTACTTCAGCTTTGCGCATCATTTACGGCGGTGGCACACGACGGCAGGTTGTGCTTGAGGCGCTTCTGTGCGCATTGCTCACTGCGGGTGCGTTTCCGCTTTTGGCTTACTTCGGTTTGCCGGAGAACCTGGCGGCATCGCTGGGCGCTGGCATTGGGTCTATCGGTGTGAAGAAGATCAGTGTTTGGGCAGACCGTCTCGCAGATATCAAGCTGCCGCCTCGCAGCGCTGATTGAAATGGTATTTGACCAGATGGAATGGTCTGACAAAGGTGAGCAACCAGAGATGTCTGGAGCATTTGATATATCCGTTCGCAGCAACGTGAAAGAGATCTCTAAATCTCTCTCGGCATTGGCTTATAAGCAGATCACCTTTGCGGCTGCGCAGGCACTGACGGCCTTGGCCAAAGAGGTTCAGGCTGACGAGATCGGGAACATTGCCACAACCTTCAAGAAACCTCGGCCTTTTACCCAAAAGTCTGTCGGCATGCAGGGCGCTCGCAAGGACACGCTTACAGCGACGGTGTTCGTTAAGCCAGTTGCTGCCAAGTACCTGGAACCGTATGAGGTCGGAGGCAACCACGTATTGCCCGGTACCAGTAAGGCGATCCTCAACCCGAAGAACATCAAGCTTGATCAATACGGACAGCTGCCACGCAAGGTGCTGGATCGGTTGAAGGCACGCAGCGATATCTTTATCGGTCCGGTAAAAACGAAGTCAGGCATCGTCAATGGTGTTTGGCAGCGAGCGTACTTCCGACCCAAAGGCGCGGAGCGAGGCCGATCCCGCCAAGGTGGTGAGGTCCGGCGCGGTGCGAACACAACCGGCCGCCTCAAGCTATTGATCCGCTTCGGTGATTCGCTCGTCGTAACCAAACGGCTGAACTACCAAAGCCGAGCAAAGGCGCTGGTGGATCGTAGATTCAATGCCGTGTTCGGTAAGGAGCTGGCCAAGGCCTTGGCGACCGCTCGCTGATGGGCGGGACAGGCAGCCCCCCCATGCTTGGGTCCCTCCTGGGGCTTCCTGCACCGAGGGCATTGCGCACCGCGCTGTTTCGCTAGCTAAAGAATTTTCCAATTTGGGTAACAGGTAACAAGGCCGGCCATGAACCAAAGCG